GCGCACCGCCGGCCCACACGGGCGAGGCGTTGGCGACCGTGTACGCGCCGACCTTCATGTTGACCGAGGTGACGATGCGATTGGCGACGGCCGCGGTCGTGGCGGCGATGTTGGTGTAGTTCGGAAAGACGTCGCCAGGCATCAGCGCTTCTCCCCGGGGGCTGCGGTCGCCTGCTCGACGCGGGACTCGTGGGGCAGGTTCGGCGGACCGAACTTGTCGGGCCACTTCTTGACGGCCGGGTCGCTGGCCCGGATCAGCTCGCCCTCGCGGAAGATGCGATCGTCCTCGCCGTCCTTGACCTTGCCGACGAACGACGCGAGGACGGCGAGAGTGTCGGGGGTGTTCGCCATCGGTTCTCCTTGAAGGTGGGTGCCCCGGCAGGGAGGGGTCCTGCCGGGGCCTGGGGATTACTGGACCGAGAGGGAGCGACCGGCGTCCGCCGCGATGGGCTTGGCCGTGTTCCGCCAGTACATGTAGATGCCGCGCTGACCCGTCGGGAACGACGGGGTCGCACCGTTCAACATGTTCTGGATGACCTCGACGTTCATGCCGATCCGGTCGACGATGATGTACGACTTGGGATCGCAGAAGACGACGATGATCGCCCCGTCCGTGGTCAGGGTGGACACCGCCGAGGGCACCTCCCAGACCGGGTAGCCGAGGAGCCGCAGCCCGGTGTTGCCCGTCTGGGCGAGCGTCGGGTTCGACTCGCCGGCGTACTGGATGCCGGCGCCGCTGAAGTAGCGGTACGTGGTGTCGAGCGCCTGCAGCTGGCGGATCGTGGAGCGGTTCATGAAGAACGCGCCGTTGGCCCGGTAGCGCAGCGGCAGGGCGCCCTCGAGGACGAGGATGTCGGCGATCGCCGTCACGTCGTTCGTGGCGGTGTCCTGGTTGGTGTAGGCGGTGTCGGTGAACATGCCCATCGGGAAGACCGTGGTGCCGACGCCGACCGCGAACTGGTTCTCCTCGTACGTCGCCTTCGACTCGGCGAAGACCGAGGTGAGCTCCTGTCCGATGTCGGGCCGGTCCTCGAGCGTCTCGAGCGACACGGTCGCGAAGGCGTGCGCCCGGTTGACCGTGTAGGTGGGCTGGCCGAAGGTCGGCCCCTGCTCGGTTGCGGCCGTGGCCTCGGCGACGTACAGCGACGTCACCGCGCCGACCGTGACGGTCCGCCAGTTGTTGCCGTTGGTGATCGATTCGACGCGGCACGCGCCGCGGAACGGGTTCTGCGCCGTGAAGACGCCGGTGTGGTACATCGTGGGATCGAACACGTACGGCACGGCGTAACCGCCGGTCGTGGTCGTGCCGACCACGGCCAGGGCCGCTGCACGCGACTCCTCCGGGGACCACAGGGCCTGCTGGCCCTTGAGGTACTTGTTGAACGCCTTCCGGTAGGTCGGCGAGCCCGTGAGCAGGATGCGCCGGGCGATCTCGCCCTCGCCGTCCTCGCCCGTGTCGCGGTGCTCGACGATCTCGGCGATGTCGTCGAACGAGCCACCCTTCGGCGGCCGCGCGGCCTCGAGGGCACGCAGCGCGTTCGAACGGGTCTTGGTGGCGACCTCCTCGAGCGAGCGCGACTCGCGCTTGATCGCGTCGAGGTCGTAGATGTCGTCCTGCTTGCGGACGATCGTCGGAGCGACGTAGGTCGGCTCCTGGTTGCGCTCGTCCTTGCCGATCTGGGCGATCCGCGCCTGGCGCTCGTCCCAGGCGGCGATGTCGCGCACGAGCTGGTCGTGCTCGTCGTTGTCGGCCTTCCAGTTGGCCTCGACGTCGGGCGGCATCACACCCGGGTATTCGGTCCCGGTGCGGCTGATGATGTCCTTGAGCTCCGAGAGGCGCGCGGCCTTCTCGTCGCGGCTGACGTAGTCGGTCACGGTGTCAGACTCCTGTGCGGTTGGGATGATCTCGACATCCCTCCGGGCGTCCGGCTCCGGCGACCGGGGGAGCCCGGCGTCCGACTGCGGCGACCCTTCGGTCGGTGCAACAGCCCCGAGGGGGGCTCGTGCTGCCTGTGCAGATCGCAGGACGCTGTCGTACGTGTCGCCCTGCTGGTAGAAGTCGTCGGTGGTGCTGCGGATACCGGCGGTCGCGTTCGGGTTGGCCGGGAAGGTGACCGGTCCGAACTCGTACAGGCGGGCCTCGGTGATCGTCCGTTCGGGCAGGCCGTCGGGGTTCGAGTCCGAACGCTCGGGCGCCTCGACCCACTCATCGGCAATGACCGTGAAGCGGTGCGACGAGCCGTACAGGCCCGCCTCGAGCCCGGACCGGATCAGCGGCGGGATGCCGTCGAGCGGGTCCACGACGTAGCGGGCGTCGCCGCCCAGGTATTCGATCGGCCCGAGGATCTGATCGCCCATCGTCGGGTCCTGGCCGTGGTTGAACAGGACCCGGATGTTCTTGCGCGACTCGACGATCGTCCGATCGAACGAACCAGGTGCCATCCGCTCGATGAAGTGGCCCTCGATCGAGCTATGCACCTCGTATGGATCGTCGAACGTCGTGAAGCGTCCGCGCAGCTTGGGCTTTTCGTCACCCTCGGCACGGAGCTCGACGGGGTCGGCCATGGTGCGCGTCACCGGGAAGGGCAACCGCGCCGGGGGGAGTTCCTGTTCCATCGAGGGGTCTCCTGTCATGCGACCATCACGCGGCGCTCGGTGGGGCTGCCGGCCCGGCCGGCGTAGTGGTCCCCGGCGGCTGAAGCTGGACGCTGTACAGGCCCGTGTGCACGAGCCTCGTCCAGTCGCCATTGAGCACGGCTTCGATGACGCTCGCCGGGTCGTAGCCGGCGTCCACGAGGGTGCGGATCGTCTGCGACTCGCGGCCCTGGATCTCGGCCGAATCCCGAGCATCCTCGCGCAGGAACGCGATGTCGCGGTCGTCGTACCACAGGCGAGCATCGGACGGCGAGGGAATGATCGTGCCCATCGAGCCGACGAAGTTCCGCCACAGCGGCCGGACGGTCCCGTCCGCGAGCCGTCGGCGGGCCTGGCCGTAGTTCGAGTAGGTCGCCGCCTGCAGGCCCTCGGACAGGCCGACGATGACCGGCGGGACGCCGGCCGCGGCGGCGATCCGCGTCTCGCCCGCGCCCTGCACGATCTTGAAGTCCATCTGGCGCAGGTTTGCCCCGACCACGGTGGCGTCGGCTCCGCCGCCGAGATACAGCGTCTTGTAGACGTCGAGCCCGACCGGCTCCTTCTCCTTGAACAGGTCGACCCACGTCTTGAACTGCGTCGGCAGGACGTCCTTGTCGAGGCTCACGACGAGGTTCGGCGTGGCGCCGTTCTCGTAGAACTTGAGCTTGTGGCCGGTGGCCGCGCTGTCCGACTCGACCTCGCGCAGGATCGGCGTCAGCCAGGACATCCCGCGGAACGAGGCGAGCGGGTCGGGGACCGGCCGGAAGTGCGCGACCTCCGAGGCCTGCAGCACGACGGGCGTCCGGCCGCTGTACTTGCCGCCCGGGTGGTAGATGTAGCCGAGCAGGTCCGCGTCGATGTCACCCGCCTGGACATCCTCGTCGCTCTCGGATCCGAGCACGATCGTCATCCAGTCCGGGCGCAGCCGCCGCAGCCGGCCGCGCTCCGAATCGCGGCGGACGATGAACGCGTTGCCGGCCATGTCGGCGTCGATCAGCGCCGACGTCAGCAGGTCGCCGGTCGTGCCGCCCGGCCAGGGGTGCTCGAGGACGTCGAGGTCACGGGTGCTGAACAGGTCGCCCGGTTTGCCCTGGCGCATCCGCTGGTACATGAAGCGGGCCTCGGAGAAGACCATGAAGCGGGCTAGCTCGCAGGCGAACACGACGCCGTTGCCCGCATAGGCGCCCTGGACGATGCCCGCGAACGAGCCGTCGATCTCCTCGCGGGTGCCCTGCAGCGTCTGCGTCAGCCCGAGCGGGTACTGGACGCCGTTGAAGGTCATCGTGTTGAACAGGTCGTTCCACGGGTACTGCGCCCGCTGCGGTCCGAGGGCGAAGTCGCGCAGGCGTGTCATGAAGCTCATGCCCAGGCCACCAGCGGCTCGGCCGGCTCTTCGTGCGCATGTGCCCGTTCCACCGCGAGGGCGAGCGCGATACACGCGTCGATCCGACCGCGGCTCTTGCCCTTGGCGAGCGTGAAGCCGCGGTCGTTGAAGCGGGGCACGGCGTTGAGCACCTGGTTGGCGAACGGCTGATCGCCGTCATGTGTGAGCCGGCCCTTGACGATGAGCTCGTACAGGTTGCCGATCGCCGGGGTCATGCGCTCGAGCGACTGCGGGATCTCGATCATCGGCAGGCCCTCGTCGAGCAGGTACTTGGCCGGGACGTCGAAGAAGCGAGGATCGAAGCTGATGGCCTGGACGTCGTACGCCGCGGCGAGCTCGCGGATATGGGCCATCACGTCGGTGGTGTCGACGGCCTCCTCGGCCGTCGGCAGCCACAGCCGGCAGGTGGCGTGGAAGCGCCCGTCGTCGCGCTGCTGGACGGCCACGACAGCGGTGCTGTCGCGCTTGAGACCGACGTCGACGCCGACCCATGTCGGTCCGTCGTCGACGAGGTCCCACGGGCTGGTCAGCGCATCCCACACGGACCGCCCGCCGGCGCCGAGCCACGAGTCCACGCCCTCGTACCACTGGCCGAGGCGGAAGATGCGGAAGTGGCCCTCGGGCGTGATGCCGAGATCCGTCTCGAGGGCCGACTCCCGCAGGAACCCGGCGCGCAGGGCCGGGTTCGCCTTGTGCCAGGCGGCACGATCGGTGATCGCGCAGTCCTCCGGCGCGGCGTGTTCGTGATAGACGAAGCCCGGCAGCGTGCCGCCCTCGCGCACGAGCTGGCGAAGGCGGAAAAGCGCGTTCTCGCGGTCGAGGCCAGGCGTCCCGACGCCGACGATCAGCGACCGCTCGCGCTTGCCGGACGCCATGCGGATCGAGTCATAGCTCTCGATCGACTGGAAGCCGATCTCGTCGAACAGGGCGAACGACGGGTCGAGGCCCTGCAACCCATCGGGGTCGTTGCTGATGGGGAACATCTCCCCTTCGTTCGACGGGACCGTGACGCGCGAGGTGCCGATGCCGGTATAGACGAGCGCCCGCCGCTCGAGCTCGGGTTCGTTGCGGATCATCGACACGGCTACGCCGTAGCACGACTTGATGGCCTGGCCGACCGTGGTGGCGATGATCGGTACCTGGGGGGAGCCCGTCTCGTCGTCGTCGAACAGCGCCCACGTCGCCAATCCGCCACCGAGCGACGACTTCCCGTTGCCGCGCGGGGTCTGGAGCACAGCGGCGTCGATACCGTCGGCGAGCGCCTCCTCGATGAACGCCTTCTGGAAGGGGGCGAGTTTGAGCGGCTGCCCGTGGCCCTTGCCCTTCGGCGATGCGCAGTACGTCTCGACGAAGCGGATCGCCCGCCCGTGGCGGGACAGCCGCTTCCAGCCCTTCCACGGGCCAGGAGTTGTCGAGGCGACGCGCTTGGCGGAGTTGCCGCGGCGGTCGTTCGTCATCCGACCAGCGGACCGCTGTGGGTAATCTCGCCGGACAGGGCGGGTCCTAAGGTAGCCCCCTCCGTTCTCGCGGTCCCCCTATCCCCCCGGTTACCCCGTGATGTGTTGCACCATGCACAAGCACCACGCAGGGGGCCATGCCGTCCACCCTTGGACACCGGCACCACGTGATCGGCGGTGGTGGCGATGCCCG